CCAGCATATTCACCCATCAATCCCATAGTGGGACCGCTTACAATACCACCCTCTGCAAATTTTGGTATCGCTGCAAAGGCACTTAGCACACCACCAACTGCAGTGGCGATGAAAGCAGGCTGTGTAAATATTGCTGCTGGTCCTGTACCTACGGCAGATTGTGTAGCTCCGGCTATAGCATTTGCAATTGCATTACTTAGGAGCATATTTATAAGCTTCAAGAATGTAGCAGCCATGTTTTTAACAAAACCCTGCATTCCAGTTTCAGCGAGATCTAGTCCAGCTATCATTCTAGTCCCCATTGTATTAAAAGCATCACCGACTGCCATTCCTACAGTATTAGCAAGCTCTCTAAGCTTAGCTAATTTTTCAGTAAATTCTGAAACTTTAATTATATCTTCTTGTGAAATAAGGTCTGCTGTAATATTTGAACCTTGTGACTGTACATTACCAACAGATTCTTGATCAGTTCTAGGTGGTTGTGCTTCTACACCACCGCCTGATGGACTTACAGTAGCAACTTCTTTTTGTTTTAATAATAAGCCATTAAGATTAATTATTTTTATAAGTTCCTCAGCTTGAGCCTCTAGCTCTTTAGTTCCGTTTTCAGTTTCAATAGCTAGTAACTTTTCTGCCAGGGCGAGTTGTGCTTTTTGTGCTGCAGCTGCTTGTGCATTATTACCAACATTCTTAAAAGATGATGCTTGTGCATCTGTCACTGCTTTTCTTCTTGCTGATAATTCCAGTTCCTTTTCTATAATTTTTGCCTGGATCTCCTGCAGCTTTTCTTGTGCTGCTTTTGCCTTTGCAGTTTTTAGTAAGGCTTCATTATATTTATTTACAGCAGTAGTCGCTTCATCTGTATTTATAGTCTCGAGCTTTAGATTCCCCAAATATTTTGGAGATATCCTATTGAGCTCTTGTATAGCTTTTATCCTTTGTTGCTTACTTACATTTTCATCACGAGCTGTAAATAAAAGCTCTTCGACTTTTGCCTTTTCTTTAGCGATGGCATCTGTAGCTCTATTAGTAACCTCTGTAAGTTGATCTTGACTTTCAACTACTTTTTCAGTTTCTCTATTAAATAAATAAAATGCAGATACAGCAACGCCAATTCCTGCAGCAATTAAACCAAAGGGAGTTGCCAACATTGCTACTTTTAAAATCCCAAAGGCAGTAATTAATCCAGGTATAACTGTAGTCATTAGGAATCCTAAAGCAACTAACACAGGTCCAATAGCTGCAGCCAAAGCTGCTATGACAACAATTAGTCTTTGAGTAGCAGGAGTAAGATCTTTAAATTCTGAAATTATTTCAGCTAGAGTATCAGTAAGATCTCTAATTATCGGTGCTAATATTTCACCTACAGCAATACCAGCAGATTCTGCAGCAGATTTAAATTTCATGAAACTACCTTCTGTAGTATCATCCATGATGGCTGCCATTGCCTTTGCAGATCCAGCAGCTTTATCATATTGTTTTGCAAAGCCTTTTGCTGCTTCTTGGTTGTCCGCTAGAATAAGTGCAGCAGTAGCACCCTCTTTTTTAAATAGATTTACCGCAGTCGCATTCTTATTTGTGCTGGTATTAATCATATTAAAAGCTTCTTCCATAGTAAGTCCAGACTCTGCTAGTTCCAGAAAAATATTTTTAAGGCCTGTTCCTGCTTTACTTGCTTGTAAACCATTATTAGTTAAAACGGAAAGCATTGCTGTAGTAGTCTCTAAACTTTGCCCTGCAGATCTAGCAACTGGTGCTACAGTAGCCATAGCTATTTGAAACTTACTAAGGTCTAAGGCAGAGCTAGAAAAGGACTTCGCCATCACATCGACAACACGTCCTGTTTCACTTGCCTGCAACCCAAAACCTTGCACGGTAGAAGCTGCAACGGTTGCAGATTGTGCTAGGTCCTCACCAGAAGCTTGTGCAAGGGCGAGTGTAGCTTCTGTAGCATCTAGTATTTGAGAAGGATCGAATCCTAGTTTAGAAAATTCCAACTGAAGTCCAGCTACATCGGTAGCTGCAAAACGTGTAGAGGCCCCTAGATCTTCAGCACTTTTCTTTAGCGCAATAAGCTCCTGTGAAGTTGCTCCAGAGATCGCTTCGACCTTAGCCATGGACTGCTCAAATGTTGCAAAGGTTTTTACAGCCAAAACACCAAGACCGCCAATAGGAGCAGTAAGACCTACAGTGAGGTTTTTGCCTACTTTGGTCATTCGTTTGCCGACTTTCTTTAAGCTCCTTTGCACGTTTTGCATCTGTGACGAAAACTGCTTTAAGTCAGCATTAAATCGTATAGAAATGTTGGCTAAACTACTCATGAAGTGACTTTGTGAATAGCTTCAAAAATAGAAGTAAACTCGTCTGCTGGACTCCAACATTGTTTCCTTTATGCCACAAAAAAAACCCCTCAACGGATTGAGGGGTTTTCCCGAATTATGAAAAAAACAACAAACTAAAATTTTATTCTTTACTTTTCTTTGCCTCATCTATCTTAGACCACAATTCTTTAGGATCTATTTTTTTAAGACTTTTTAATTTTGAATTATCCCAGGCTAAAGGATAGAGATCATGCATAGATTTCTTTTTATGTTTCTTATCTAAGTGCGGAGAAAGTACAGTGACTATAAGTTCCCGGTGCATTTCCCATCGCTCCTTAAATAGATTTTCCTCATAACGCTCAAAGCCTTTTATTTTATTCTTAAAGGCTCTAGGAGTAGTCTGGTAGAAATCATCCTCACGCATTTGTAATATACCAAAGGCAATTTCTTCCAGTTCATCCCATGTTATTTCTTTGCTTTCGGTTTCGGTTTTGGAGCTTTCTTCTGGCTCACCTTTTTTTTTCCGTTTTCTGCGCCTGGAATGCTTTTCATAAAAGCATCAACCACCGTTTGCAATTTACCAGAATCCTGAAAGACTAAATCATTTAAGATGTCATCTGTATTCAAAGACTCGCCACCAGCATTTATAACTCCAGCATTTACAAGATCTCCTATTTTTTCCAAGGCATCAAATTTGGGATCTGCACTTATATTGCTAAAGGTTTTTTCAAATACCTTAATCACACCTTGGATTCCTTCTTGTTCCCAAAGCACACCAAGATGTCTAAAAGCCCCATAACCAAACTTTATAGGGTGAGATACACCCTCTATCGTGATTGATTTCATAAGCTTATAATGGAAGATCTACTTTCTCTAATTTCTTAGATCCAGAAAAGGATATAGAAGCTGTACCATCTTCTTCTACTGCTAGATTAAGTTCTAAACTTTCGATAATACATTCACCTTTGAACATAAAGGATGCATCACCTTCTGAGGGAACAAATTCAATAGGGATAGCAGTGTCATTATCATCATTATACAGATCGAACAAGGCTCCAAAATCGTGAGCATCTTCACCATCGGAAGCGTAAACCGCCAATGCTGATGCAGAACCGCTGAAAGACTTCTGGCCTTTAGCCCTTTCTACACCATCTGTGTCTTTTGTAGATCGCTCTCTGATTTCTCTTGTAAGAGTTACGCTACATTCTGTAGAATGATATACTGTTTTTTCGTCTAAGGTCATCCTTAGGTTACCATTCATTACTTTTTCTCCGGCCATAATTTCTAATATTTAAAATTTAAATTCATAATTAATTGTGCAAAGACCTTCACGGCCATCGCTATAGTTGTAACCTGTCTCGTTTCCACGAAACTTCCAGTTGTAACTTGATTCTTTTATTGCAGTTTCAATCGCATCTACTATTGTAGCTCCTTGATTTAAAGACTTGGCGAATACAAAAATGTCTACTGCATATTGCGCACTTCCATCTTTTGTGATTGGTCCAGTATTGCTTAATTTAAAATTGACAAAAGGGAGTTCTTTTTCTTGTGTGGCTAGATCCCAAAATACATTAGCATCTATCACATCTGTAATAGCCTCAAGACTCATCACTTCATTTACATGTTTTGCTGCTTGTAGTATCATGAGCTTAGTTTATCAATTTGTTTCTGAATAAATTTTTGCATTTGCTTTTCGTACTTAGCAGTAGTTGATGAATTACGCTGCGAGACTACTCTATCTCTAGCCTTGTCCACAACTGTGTTTATTTGTTTTCTAGATCCACGTTTGTTAGATCCTATCTCAGTTCCTTTGTCTACAACCATGTGCCGGTAGTAACCGCCTTTTTTTCCTTTTGTAGAAGGTCTTACCACTATTTGTGGATTACCGCCTACAGCACGAGCCGGCACGGTTTCTTTTGCCACAGACTTCTTAAGGTTGCCTGGTGGATAGCTATTCCCAAAACGCTTTGTGGTCCTATTGCTTTGTGGGAGTTCATCCCTATAAGCCCTTACCAATGGTGTCGCTAGTTTTCTTTGTATCTTAAGCACTTCGCGCCTTGTCATTTTATCGTCTAGCTTTTTCAGCTTTCGATTGAGCTCCGAAAATCCTTTTACATCAATGTCCACGTCTTGTGCATTTAAGTTTAAGAAATCTATTTTTTTGTTGGCCAGATAATTCTATAGAGTTAATCTGGTAGATCCCATCAAAGTCCTTAACGAAATACTTTTGTCCATTCACAAATAGATCTGAGCTAAATCTTACAATGAAGGCCACCACTCCAATTCCAATGACTCTACCATCGTCATCATCTTCACTTCCTGTAAAATCTTCACGCTTGGCATACACCACCTCTTTCACCAACTCATCCTCTTGAGTGGATTCTCCAGTGTCGGTTTTGGTCGCTGTATTTTTAAACAGAGATACTTTTCTATTTAATTGTCCAGCGTGTATGTATGCAGATTTATTCATCAAAATGTTTTTCTGTAAGGTCGCAATACGTTGTGCGCTGCCTGATTAAATTTAATGGGCATATTTTCCCTGTAGGTGTCGTTGTGAGCGAATAGCAAAAGACAAGCTCTCTTTATGTCCGCAGGAATGTCCGCAACACTATAACCAAGATCTGCAGTGATAAAGATTCTATAGCCAAAATCTGAAGGGATATCCATGTCTAAGTAGAGGATCTTACTTTCGTAATTCCAATTATTATCTTGGATATCTTTCAGAGTACCATTTTCATCTTCATACTTAAGAGCTGTGATGCCATCTTCTATAATGGGAAATTTAAGTTGAAATCTATCGAACCAACCTTCAACTTCTACGGTAGATCCTAGTCGTTTAAGCACAGGATATTCCAGATAGTTTTCTATCTCGGTAGTGGCTGAATCTATAAATAATTGTAACAATGCATCTTCATCATCAAAATCTATTTTAGAATTCGCTTTTGCCTGGGCAAGAGTAACTATATTTTTTGTTGCTTCTGGAGCACCGTATCTAAGACTGAAAGTGTTCATAAATTATTTAACTATTTCGCCATCTTTGTTTTTCACTAACTCGTCAGCCTGTTTTTCTTTTAAGACAACGGTCATCCCTTTATGTTGTGGAAGACCGTATTTTCCAGCTGCATTGTGACAAAGGATCTTCACCTTTACATCCTTTTGCTTTTCTGGCTTTTTAGATTTTGCTTTCTTAGCTTTAGACTTTTCTTGATCTGCAGCTTTTTTGGCCTCACCAGTAGATTGCTCCACCTTTTCTGTGCTTTTATTTTCTTCAGACATAATTTTTAAATTTTTAATATTATATCACTCTGAGCCTGAAAGACCCAGAGCAACATAATAAATGATTATATAGTGATAAATTTGTTGGCAGAGAATGCATTTTCCTGAGCTATCTCTACACCTGCGTGAGAGTTAATTACCAATCTAATGGCATTACTCAAAGAAGCAGAATAAGGATCTTCCAGTAAAGACACTGCGCCCCATTCTCCAATAAACAATTTACTAAAGTCTCCGTAAATTAAGGCCTCGTTATCTGTAAGTGTAGGCACAAGAGAAGTTGCAGCGGCATTACTACCATTTAACTCATTTCTAGTTTCCATAACGAATCGACCAGAACCAGCATCCTTCTTGGTGCTCATGAAAGCAGCTCTAAGCTGTGGAGACATTAAGTAAGCTCTAGAAAGTTCAGTTGCATCTTCTGCATCTATTAAGCCCATAAGCTCAGTGACATGCTCCCATTTTGCAGCTTCCGCTGTTGTTACAGAAGAAAGGACTGTTCCAGCCTTGTTCAAAATTCCTTCTGGCTCGTTGCCAGATCCAGCTCCGTTGATTGCTGCAGCATTTAGAGAAGTCTCATAAGCTCGCAAAATCATTTGTCTTACAAGGCTTTCTACATCTGGACTAGACTGTAGAATAAGTCTTCTAGAAATATCTACTGCGCCACCCAAACGTTCTGGAGAAAGTTCTGGGCCAGTAAAGTTCTTATCTTGTGGAGTAATAGCAGCATTTTCTGCTAACCATTGCATGGTGTACTTTTGTCCAACGGGAAGGGGAATAGATCCTCCAGTTAAACCGCTTAATCTTGTAGCTCCAAGAGACTCCAAAAAAGTTTCTGGTTGAAAAGGCATTTGCACTCTTGGGGTTTGATTTACAACCAATTGACCTCCCTTTTCACCACTATCACCAGTCACAGATTGAGCCCGTAAAGCAGACATAGGGATGGTAAATTTTGCATTACCGGGAGTTTCTACTCCTGCAGCTCTATTGGCCTCGATTCCAATTTCATTAAGTTCTTTTTCTGCACCTTCCAAAATGCCTTCACTTCTAAAAGCTTTGGTAATGGATGCACGCTCCGTGATTTCACGCTTTTCAGCTTCTTCACCTTTTGGTTTAGCACCACCTTTGCGCTCACCTTTTTGGGCTGCAGCTCTTTTTTCGAAGTCTTCAATTTGTCTCTCTTCTGCAATGTCAGCATCTAGTGCCTCGATTTCAGTTTGTAGAGTTGCAAATTGGCTTCTTTGTTCATCGGTGAATTTTCCATCACCTTCTTTTCTGGCCTTGACCAGATCTTCTTGAGCTTTAGTTTTTGAAGCTCTCTCTTGTTGTAACTGTGCAATTTTAAGCATGGGTATTATTTTTATTGATTAATAATTGAGCTTCAAAAACATCAAATTCTGAAGTTCTTTTTTCTTCATCTGTATCATCCTCGGCAGAGTCTGCAGATGTATCTGGTGTAAATTCTTTTCGAATCTCATTTAGGTCATTTGTATTTCTAGCCAATGCATCTGGATTGGAGTTAAGAGCAACGATGGACCATTCTTGTAGTCTTTGCTGTGTGAAATACAAAACATCGGGATCTTCATTAAGATTTTCTAGTCCATATCTGCCATCTAAGATTTCAGCACTTATGGAAGCTCCACGAATTATTCTACTCTTAACTTTGTTAAAAATCTTTTCTGCTAGAGGATTGTTTTCTGCATCTTCAAATCTTACACGCCCTATCACAAAACCATTTTCAATAAAAACTTCTGAAGTACCAATGACACTATCTGCATCCCTATGATTGTGATTGTAACACACAATAGGATTTGTTTGATAGCGATCAAGAAGCCATCCATCACTTTTGAAAACAGTATTATAAGTATCTACTGCTTCGCTAGAAATCACAAAGTCAGCAGTTCTTTCTGCTTCATTGATACTATCTGCACGCACTTGTGCATTTCTTACTTGTATTTTATCCTTTGCTTTCATCAGCTAATAGTTTTTTCATTTGTTCTTCGTTAAGAAGATTAGACATTTGTAAAAATTGATTACCATCGTCATAAGGGTTTAAACTCTCTAAAACTCTTATTTCGTTGGGAGTCATAGCCTTTAGGAATACCATAGACTTGTAATATTCTGCTCTAGACTTAGGATCTACTTGAAGTAATATTTTAAAGTTTTGATCTATTGCTATCGACTTTTCTTTTTCAGAATTTGTAAAAAGTTTAAAGTCCAATTCTTCCTTAATCTTTTGGGCAATAGGTTTTACAGCAGATTGTAGATAGTCTTGCTCCATCTGCACCATAGAGTTATAACCGCCCTCACCTTTTATTCTCAATTTGTGATTTGGGATGTGTAACCACCGGGCAATATCTTCTGTACCACTGGCGTAGGTTTCAATAAATTTTGATTCTTCAGGATTAAGACCTATCCTTTTATATTGCATCCCTTCATCCAGTACTGCTGCTCTATGCTTATTCATAGTCGTCAGCCTTTTTTCAAAAGCTGTACCTATAGCATCTTTTGCAGGAGCTTTTAGAACTTTATCGGTTTCAATCACCCCATAGCTAAGGCCTTGATCTTCTAGAGAGCTAGAGCCAAATTTTTGTGCATTAAGTGTAACACCAAGATTATCTGCCGCAAATTCTAAAACAGATTTACCTAACTTCCCATCAAATGAAAAGCCCGGTATATGCAGCACCTCATAAGATTTGTACATCTTACCTTTGTACTCATAGTACAATTCATTTTCATGATCTATAACCGTTACCAGATTTGAGTCCCAAAAGTTTAAGGCTGTTTTGTTACCAGATTCATCGGTCACAATACCAGCAAAAAAATTACCCCTTAATAATACCGTTGCAGCTATTTGGTGTTTAAAGCCAAAAGCAGACTGGTGGTAGTTTGGTCTAGTGTTAAGTAATTTATGAACCGGGTGATCCTTAAGGTAGGAAACTGTATCGTCTGTTTTTTGAATGACAGCATGTGGAAGTATGGCAATAGAATTGGCAATCATGTCTATTCCACTGTAAAATGCGGAAAGCGTTAACGAGCTGCGAACATTTACTTTATTTGCAGATTGCGTTAAGCTACCGTAACCAAAACCAGGAAAGCCCTGAAGCAATGTTGGAGAGCTAACTACTGATCTTAACGCATTTTGAAAAACAGACATATTTCTTTTATCTGCTTCAAAAATACGGGAGCTATCTAATTAAAAACTCCAACAATGTTTCCTTTGTTGGAGTTTTTAAAATTGTGCTAACGTTGTATAAAAAACATTAAAACGTTTTTTTATACGGGTGTTAGCAAAATATTCAACGAGTGAGGTTAAAAAACTTCCATCTTTTTTAAACGAAGCATCGATGCACCAGCTTAAAGTATCTTCGCACCAAACAACAGGCAAAAGACTTTCATTGTACCCTAAACTTAAATCCTCTTCATCAATAGGATAGTAATCGACAAGGTAATCAGCTTCAAATATTTCAATTCCTTTTTTATCTTCACGTCCAATTGATTGCAATGGGATGATATCTTTTACTGAAAAATCATAGGTTAGTGGTTTTCTAAAACACATTTTTTTTAATGTTACATCCTAAAATCTAAATTTTATTTTTCTCATTTCTTTAGTTTTTCTTTTAGTATAAAAATGCATACTGCAATTTCAAAAGCCATCAGAATTATTATAAGTAAAATTCTTATCCAGTGGTCGTTGATCCATTTAAGATCGAGTAGGGTAGAAGTCGCCAATGGGAAAGCAAAAGTGAGCACTACTATAAATATAAATTTGAGGTCTTTTTTCATTTCTTGTTGTTTTTTCTATTGTTCACATTGCTAAAACTTCTGTAACATGAGTATTTGTACTCTCCAAAAAATTCAAAGTATTGATCATTTGCCCGGTTAAAGGCTTCAAGATTTGTTTTAGAGGTTTTTAGCATTTCAAAAAAGTAGTTGTAAAATCCTACGTTAGTGGCCAGCTTTTTAATTAGTTGATTTTCAGTTTCTAATTCAGAATGTGATTTCATTTGGATCGGTGTTATTGTATTGAGATTCATTAGTATCTTCTGGTGTCATGGTTCCTGCTAGAGCCATTACAGATGCAATGATGCCATCTATTCTTTTGGTCGATTTGTTTTTTGCATAGCGTATATTTTCGTTTGGATCTTGATAAGCCACACAACCAGATATCATCCATTTTAAAATTGGATGGCCACCGTGTCTTATTTTTTCAGAATAAATAAGCGTTTCAAATTCTTTAGTTGGAAATGAAAAGTGAGCTGTAGTCTGTGGAAATGGGTGCATCTCTATTTCTCTAGCTGTTAGATTCTGAACCAGTTGGGTAGCTTGCCAGGAATCATATTCATACCATTTTGGGTTAAGCACATCCCAACAGAATGCAACAATGCTTTGTAAATTCTCATAGTCAATTTGGTTACCTGGTGTCGCCTGTAGGATGGGCTGCTTTTCGAAAAAACTGCTTACATCCTTGAAGCCTTTTAGATCGATGTATTTTTTTAGGGTTTGATTTTTCCAAAATTTATAAGGAACTCTATCCTCAGACGATCTTTTTTCTACTGTATCTAAAGGGCAAAATAGCATAGGCAATAAGTCTCTTATCCCATCTTCGTCTGGATTACTTACAAAAACTATAGCAGATAGATCTATTGTAGAACTTAGGTCCAGGGCACCGGCACATCCGTACTCTAAGAAGTTTTTCATTCTTATTTTCCCTGAACATTTATCCCAGATATCTTCAGGAATTCTAACTTCAGCAGCATCTACCCACTTGTTAAGATGCTTTGTTTTAAAGTTTGGTATTTTACTAGATTGGTTAATTGCCTTTTTATACTCAGATTTTAGATGTGAAATAGATACAGATACATTTAAATTTGGATTTGCTTTTATCCAATTTGTTTCATCTTCCCAATCATCAATATCATCTAGATCATGAATCATTATAAAAGTGTGATCATCATCTTTTATCCCACTCAGTATTTCTTTGTAAACATCTTCAGCTTCCTTGCAGGCAGATTGCATGTTGAATCCTGCGGTAGTAATTATATAAAGCAAAGGGTTTTTCCTGGCACCCATTGCAGATTCTAAAACCTCTCTAATGCTGTCGTCCTTGTGAGCATGGTATTCATCTATGATCGCGAGTGAAGGATTTAATCCATCCTGTGATTTGGAGTCACCACCAAGAAATTTAAATTTTCCCATAACAGATGGATATCTTATTTCACGCTGTGTATTTTGCACCCCTCCAGATCTTAATGCTATCGATTTTTTTACAAAGTCGTAAGCTTGTTGCCAAACTATTTTAGCCTGGTCTTCTTTGGTTGCTCCTGCATATATTTCTGGTGAAGCTTCATCATCGAAGCACAAAAAATAAAGACCAACTCCAGCCAAAGTTGCAGTCTTACCATTTTTTCTGGCTACTTTTTCATAGACTGTTTTAATTCTCCTATTGCCAGACTGGTCCTTCCATCCTAAAATATTATAGAGAGTAAACTGCTGCCAAGGTTCTAGAGTAAATGACTCTTTCAATTTTCCCTTTTCACCCTTGGTATGGATTAGAAATTCTTCAAAGAATTTTATAATGTGCATGCCTGCAGCATGATCTATGTAAAAACCAGACTGAACACTTTCATCAGTCCATTTGTAAAATCTACTAACAGCTTGCTTTATAGTTTTACCAACAACCAATTTACCATCACGCACATCTTGTGCATATTGAAATGGAATTGAATTAAGCATGTCGTTAGTAATCTTCATTTATGATTTTTTTAGTTTTCCAAATTCAGCAAATAAGTCTCCCTGGTTAGGATCTACAGAACTGTTTAATTCCTTTTCAGATCTAGGATCTATTCCAAATTGTTTAAAGCATTGCATAATTGCTTTTTCAGCATCCCTTTTTATAGTCAATTCCACTGAAATATTTTCTGCTCCAGATGTATATTTCTGTCTATAGCCAGATCCTTTCTTATCTTTATTCTTAGATCTTATCTCTCTAACCGCCCATTCCCATTGTGAAAAGTTTTCTGCCATAAGCTCTAAAGCCGGTAAATGAATTCTTTTCAAAGATTCTGAGGAGATTAAAATTCTAGCAAACTTTTTAAAATGTTGCTTTGCAGAAGTGTCCAAATAAGATGGTGAGTTAGGAATCTCTTTTACTAATTCTGAAGCTTCTCCTTTGTGTACTGTTTTCATAACTAAAGGTTTAAGCCCCCCCCTCAAATATTAACTATTAGTAAAATTCTCGG